ATCAATCGGGCGGCGGGGCAGGGCACGGGCGCTGGGCAGCTGGAGGACGCTCGGAAGCGGCTGCTGGAGGAGCAGATCAGGCGGGCGCACATGGACAATGAGAAGGAGCGCGGTCAGCTGCTGGACTTGGAGTCGGTGCGGGTGGCGGTCAGTGCGGCGATGGCGGATATAGCGACCCAGATGCGCGGTTTGGCGGCCCGGAACGCGGCGCGGTTGGCGGCTTTGGACGATCCCCAGACGATTCAGAGGGTACTGACTGATGAGATTCGACACGTCCTTGATTCCGCCAGCCGACAGGTTGCTGCTTTCGCACTTGTTCTCGCAAGTGGCGCCGATCCTGATGCCCCCACCAAGCCGAAACGCCGGGGAGTGGGCGGACGAGCACCGGATTCTGCCGCCGGGATCACCGGAGCCGGGGCCTTGGCGGACTGATCGGGTCCCCTTCTGGAAGCCGATCTACGCGGCCGTTGCCGACCCCCAATACGAGACGGTGGTTATCGTCTGCGGCAGTCAGATGTCCAAAAGCGAGGCCCTGCTTAACATTATCGGCCACCGGTTCACGGACGGCCCTTATTACCCAGCGATGTACATCGGCCCGACCGAGAAGAACGTCAGGAGCATGTCCAGAGACCGGTTCGACTCCATGCTGCGCTCGACGGCCATTTTGTGGGAGCGACTGGAGAAGGGGCACCGTAACGGGGTCTTTGAGAAGTTCATCGCCGGGGTGCGGTTTGGCTTTGCCTGGGCCGGTTCTGCTACCGAGTTGGCCTCCCACCCGTGCGGTCTGGTGCTGATGGACGAGCGGGACCGCATGGTGCTGGACGCTGACGGGGAGGGCGACCCTAAGACCCTGGCGAAAGCTCGGATGTCCAACTACCTAGAACCGAAGATGGTTATTGCCTCGACGCCGACGGTGGAGGGGGTCTCGGTAGTCTGGAAGGACTGGGAGAGCGGGACCATGCACATGCTGGCCTGGCCCTGCCTGGGTTGCGGGAAGTTCTTCGTGCCGCACCTGAAGCTGCTGAAGTGGCCGGACAAAGCCACGCCGGACGAGGCCTTGAGGATGGCCAATGTCGTCTGCCCGTACTGCGGCCGCGAACACGTCGACCGAGAAAAGCCGAAGCTCAACGCCCTCAGTCGGTTCATACGGCACCGGTCGCTGGGGGCTAACGAGCGCAATGAGCGGGCGGTGCTGGATCATTACTGCCCCGACGAGAACCCGCAACCCAGCACCACGGCGTCTTTCTGGATGTCTGGTTTGGCCAGCCCGTGGAACGGCTTCGGGCGCATTGCTGCCGATCTGGTGGTGGCTCTTCGCGGCGGTGATCCAGAGACTATCCAGGGCGTGATCAATACCAAGGGTGGCGAGTTGTTTCGCATCAAGGGCGAAGCTCCCGCCTGGGCAGAAGTCAGCGAAAACCGGGCGGAATACGAGCCTGGGCAACCCCCGCACGGCGTCCAGGTCATCACGATGGGCGCGGACGTGCAGAAAAACGGCATTTATTACGTCATCCGCGGCTGGGGCCACATGATGGAGTCCTGGCTGCTGGATCAGGACTTTATTGCTGGGGAAACGGAATATGACGCGGTCTGGAGCGAGTTCAGGCGCCCGATCATGGATCAGTTCAATGGGATGCCGATTCGCCGGGTGTTCGTCGATTCGGGGTACCGGCCTGGCGACGAGCACCGACGCCCCGATCATGCGGTGTACACCTTCGCCCGGAGTTTCCCCGGAACGGTGTTCCCGACCAAGGGTCAGGACACCTTATCGACGCCCTACATCCCGAAGGACATCGACTACAGCTACGGCGGGAAGGTGGTCAAGGGCGGGGTGCGGCTTTACCACTTGGACACCGACTACGCTAAACGCTGGCTGCACGCCAGGATCCGGTGGCCCAAGAATCACCCTGGCGGATTTCACCTACACCGCGCGGCGACTGAGGACTACTGCCGGCAGCTGGTGGCCGAAGAGTTGGTCATCAAGGCGAGCGGTCGACCGATGTGGATTCGCAAGTCCCGCGCAAACCACTTCCTGGACTGCGAGGTAAACGCGCTCATGGCGGCGCTATCTCTGGGCGTGCATAAACTCGCGCCGGCACCGGTGGCCGTATCCAGCGGTAAAACCGACAGCCCAGTGGCGGAAGTCAAGCGCCAAAGCCGCTACGAGCGCCGCTCTTTGTAGTTATGCGCATATTCTGCGGGCGTGGCAACACTCGCAGAGAAGCAGGCCGAACTGGTCCTCGCGAAGGACGCGCTCAACGCAGCGCGGCTGGCCCAGTCCTATGGTCAGGGTGATCGCAGCCTCCAGCGGGCGAGCCTGAAGGACCTGGAGTCCCACGTCTCCCGAATCGCTCGGGAGGTTGACGAGCTCGCCGCTGTGGCTGCTGGCGCACGGAACCCCCTGTTTGTCACGGCCTCCTACCGGCAGCCCGGATGGGATACCGAGTGAAGGCGGTAGACCTTCTCGGCCTGGTCATGCCGCGCACCGCGGCGAAGTACCTGATGGGCCGTTACCAGTTCCAGCAGGCCCAGCGGCTGTATGAGGGCGTGAGTTCGTCCCAGTACCGGCCCACCATTGCCAACCGGACCAGCGGCGACGGGGTGATGAACATCGCCGGGGGCCGCCTCCGGGAGTATTCCAGGGAGCTCGAGGAGAACCACGATCTGGTGGTCTCGGTCTTTGACGACCTGGTGAACAACACCATCGGTGAGGGGGCCCGGGTCCAGCCGATGGTGCGGATGGCTGACGGCAAGCTGGCTGAGGACTTTAACGACTCCCTCGGCGAGTTGTGGACGAAGTGGGGCCAGGACCCGGAGACCACCGGTGAGTTGGCCTTTCCGAGTGTCGAGCGGCTGGTGGCTCGCTGCATGTTCCGGGACGGCGAGATCTTCGTGCAGAAGGTCATCGACGGGCGCTACCCGCACCGCACTGACCTGCGCTTGGCTTTGGAGTTGATCGAGGCTGACTTCTGCCCGTTCGACTATCAGGACATTTCTCGCAATGTCCTCCACGGGGTAGAGAACAACGCCTGGAACCGGGCGACGGCCTTTTGGCTGTGGAAGAACCACCCGGGCGACCCGCTGAACCTGTCGATCATGCCCCGGGCCGAGGATTTGAAGCGCGTTCCGGCGTCGGACATGTTGCACATCAAGTTCAGTCGTCGCCTGCGGCAAAGGCGGGGTGTGCCGATCATTCACGCGGTCCTGAACCGGATGCGGGATGTGAAGGATTACGAAGAGTCCGAGCGGATCGCGGCCAAGGTGGCGGCGGACATGACGGGTTTCATCAAGCGCACGGCCGAGTACAACGGGCCGACTGAAGTGAACGCCAGCGGCAATCGGGAGTTCAGCCTGCAGGCGGGGGCGATCTTCCAGCTGCAGCCGGGTGAAGATGTGGCGACGATTGCCAGCAACCGCCCGAACGCGGGACTGGAGAAGTTCCGCAACGCCATGCTCCGGGCGGTTGCTGGCGGGACGGGCACGCGGTACTCGTCGATCTCCAGGGACTATAACGGCACATACAGCGCGCAGCGGCAGGAGCTGGTTGAGGGCGCGATTGCTTACCGGGCGCACTTCGCCTATCTGGTGTCGCGGTTTCACCGGCCGGTTTACGAGCAGTTCATCGCCCAGGCCATGCTCTCGAAACAGCTGGGCCGGATTCCTCGCGGGTTGGACATGACCACGCTGAACCGCGTTGACTTCCGCGCTCCTGCCCTCCCGTGGATCGACCCATCGAGTGAGGCGAAGGCCTACGCGACGCTGGTCGAGGCCAACCTTGAGAGCCGCGCTGAGATCATGCGTCAGCGGGGGCGCGACCCGGTGAAGGTGATCGAGGAGATCGAGGAAGAGCGGGCCTCCGGTCTGTCGGCGGTGATGATTCAAAAGGCGGCCGCCTCGGCCACGCCGGGACAGGCCAGTGAAGATGCACAGCCGGGAGAGACCGACAGTGCGGCCGCCGCTTAATCACCTGATGCTGAATGAGGGCGCGCTGGCGGATGACTTCGCCACGATCCTGGGGTATCGCACCAGTCATGCGGGGCTGGTGCAGTCGGGGGACGTTCCCTCGTCCTTCTACGAGCCGTCGGCGTGGGCGTGGTTCGACGGTAAATCCACGCTGCTCAAGACTGCCGCTCTGACTGGCGCGAGTGCCACGGTAAATACCCATTTGTTTACCTGCTGGTTCTCGCCGGAGGGGGATAACTTGATTCTCGGTTTGTTCACGGCAAAGGAAACCGTCTCCGGGGAGTTCCCGTTTTACTCCAACCGGGTTAACGCAGTAGCCCCTAACAATCGCATGAAGATTGTTTCAAATATTGCCAACCTCTATACCACCAGCACCGAGTATGCGAATGCTGCCGCCCCGGTGAATGCCAATCGGTATTTCATGGCGGCGTGGGTCGATCAGGTGAACTTGACAGGGACCATTGCGATCTTCAGCGGGACGGCGTGGCACGTTGTCAGCGGCGTGACCGGGGCGGGGGTCGCTTGGAATTTCACGCTGGTTAATGAGATCGGCATTGGCCGCCACTTTGGTGTGGCCGGGACGCACTGGTGGGGGCGGATCGCTAACATTTGGTTCAAGCAAAACGTAACAATTGACCTGACTAATGCCGCTGCTCGCAATGCGCTGCTGGTAGACCCCGGCGCTGCTGGGAGCGGCCTGGGACTCGGAGCGCCTGAGATTTTCTTTAGTGGTGCCGCCGACAAGTACAACACGCTCACGAACGATGGCAGTGGCGGGGCCTTTAACACGTTGCTGGGCCTTGTCTCTTCCAGCCCATACACCCAGCGGCGAGTCGCCACGACTAATACTCAGGCGTTAAATATCGCCGCCCTGACGGGGCTGGATAATCCGTTGACGGCGTTCACGCTGTCGGTGTGGTTCAAGTCGTCTGCCAGTCCGACTACGACGACAGTGCTGTTTGCCTTGTACGGCGGCACTGGCGTTTTGAACTTGCAGAAAAGCGCCGACGCCACCGGGAACAGACTGCATCTAGCCATCACGGATTCCCTCAGCGCAGTCGTCACGGCTGCTGACGGGCCAGCGGCGCAAAGTACGCGCACCAGTGTTGCTGTAAATGACGCGGCACTGCACCACGCTTACATCGTCGCGAGTATCTCTGGCGATTACGTCGAGGGCTACGTTGATGGCGTTCTAGCCTTTACCAACAACCCGGTTAGCAGCGCCGGGATGGTTGACTTCTCCACCCACGTCGGCGCTCGGATCGGCGAAAGCGCCTCTGCAGCCCTCCGCTGGGTCGGGAGTATTGGGGACGTGTGGTTTGCTGATGCCGTCCCTTCAAGTCACGCCACGCCAGCGGCGCGGTTGGCGCGGGCTGGTGAGATGTACAACGCCGGATCGCCGCCACTGTTGAGCGGCTTTGGGCGCGAGTGGTACGGCACGACACCACTCCTGTGCGTGGGCTTTGGGACCAATGCAGCGAGCTGGAACACCACTGCGGTAAATCTGGGCACGGGTGGGACGCTAACCACCACCGGGACGTTTGTCCTCGAATGAAGAACGGGAGTCGCACCTAAATGGCCGTTGGTAAATTCCCCGACCAGCTCAACCCGATTGCCTATGCGGCAATTAACCCGGCCGCCGACCTGGACATGGTCTGGGACGACTCAGCCAACGAGCTGGCGTACATCGCGGCGGTCGAGCGGATCAAGCGGAGTCTCGGATCGGCTGATGTGGCGTGGATGACGGCTCTGGCTTTGTCCGGGGTCGACGCCGCCGCTGACAAGTTCATGATTTTTGACAACAGCGCCACGGGCTTCCGGGCCATGACGGCTTCGGAACTGCTGAACGTCACCTTTGCTGGCGCAGCCCACAGCGGGATCACGGCACTGGCGAACATGGCGGCTGTCGATGGTGCCGCCGATTACCTGATCGTGTTCGACAACAGCGCGCTGGGGTGGCGGAAGATTCTGGCGTCGGAGTTCATCAACCGGCTGCTGCCTTCGACGACCACCGTGGTGACTTCAACGCCCACGACCCGCACCACTGGCGAGAGCGGCCGCCGGTTCACGAATTTCGGCGCGACTCAGATCACTGAACACGACCTGCCAGCTGGGGCGGCGGGCTTGCGGTACTCGTTCATGCGGCAGGCTGATTTCGCCGTGCGGGTTGATCCGAACGGTTCCGAGATCATCGGCGGTGGTGCAGCGGGGAAGTATCTGGAGATCACCAGCACTCGCGGTCAGGTTGATCTGGAGTGGATGTCGGACAGCGGGACTTGGGAAGTAACCGGCGGCAGCGCCGTCTTTGCCTTTGAGGCGTAAAACATGTCACTTGTAGCAAAAGACATCCAGAATTTTAGAAGGCATCTCGTTGGGCTCAGCCTAACCAGCGACACCACTCTTACCGTTTTACAGCTGGACATGCTGGTTAGTAACACGGGGGCTACTGCCACAGTCACCGCGACACTTCCCGTTGCTACGGTCGGGATGGGCCTCACCGCCTCACGGCAAGCCGCCCACGCCTTTCGCCTGAAGCCCGCCACTGGCGGGTTCATCCTCGGCGGGGCGGTGAACGACTATCTGGAAATGATCTCTGCCGGCGAGGTGGTGCTGTACTGCCACGCCGCGGGGACGTGGACGGTGGTTTCTGGCAGTGCTACTTGGCGTTTGCAGAACGGCCACAGCAGCGTTTCCGAGTACCTCGGCTTTTACAACATCAAGGACTTCGGGGCGCTTCTTAACGGCATAGCCAACGACTCCCCTGCTGTAAATGCGGCGAATGATATGGGCCTTGCTAATAAACGGCCGGTGTTCTACCCGGCTGGGAATATTAAGGTCGATGACCCTGTCGTCATCAAAGCGCCGATGATCTGCTCTGGCGGTAACACGCCGCGAACTAACTGGGTGATACCGGAATCCGGCACACGCTTTGTCAATGGCGGCATCACCGGCTCTACGGCGAGCATTAGCGCGATCACTGTTGGCGCGACCACAACCCTAACAACGACGGTAGCGCACGGGTTTACCTCCGGCGTCGTCGTGGGGCTGTCTGGGATCGTCGGGACCACGCAGCTTAATGGCGTCACTAATGAGATCGTTGTGACCTCGACCACGCAGTTCACCGTCAGGGACTTGGACTCTACCGGGTTCGGCGCGTGGGTGTCTGGCGGTACAGTGCAGTCCCTCCCAGGGGTGCTGACCGTTGCGTCGGGGTCGGCGGGAGCGGCTACGGCTCGTGGTTTTTACGTCCAAGGCGGCTTCGCTGTGGATGGTGCCGGGTACGCCTGCACGGGGTTCCACGCCACAGGGAACCTGACCGTAAACCTATTTTCGCGATTCCGCCTTGAGAATATCTTTGTCACTGGCTGCGTGTCCGGCTACGACCTCAATGGTTTCACCGGGGTTCTATCCAACTGCTACGCCTTGCTGAACACAGCCGTTGGGTTGACCCTTCGTACGGCGAACTCTGTGCAGGTCATTGGCGGTGAGTATGTCCCCGCTGACCTGGCAACAAGCTGGGGAGTGAAGGTTATCTCTGCCGAGCAGCTAAAGTTCATCGGTGCAAACATTCAGGGCCAACCGGATTGGCTTGGAAACGGCATTGATGTTGCGGAGGGCTGCAACCAGGTTTCCATCTCAGCGTACTTTGAGCACATGGCAGGCACTGCTTCGGTTGTCGGCTACCACGCACGGATTGGCGGTATAAACCGATACGGCGGCCCGCCGACTAACCTGCTGGAAAACTGCACGCAGGGCGTGTACTTCACTGACAGCTTTTCGAATGCCAGCATTGCTTCAGCATCCGTGTACGGCAGTCTCGGCCCGCGAGTTTACCTGGGCAACGTCACTGGCGTTGACCTTGGGTCTATGGCGATGGTTACGAAGGGGCTGGAGGTAAGCGAGTATGCAAACGACATCAGCGGCGCAATGGTGTCTACGGCTATCCTTCGGGGCGCGACAACAGCGCCCAACAACTACCCCCAATCGTTAATGATTGCCGACGCTTCGGGAAAGGTCGGACGACCGGCGTTGTCGTACCTTCCGAATCCAAGCGCCGTGGGGTCAGTCGGGGCGGCGATTCGGGGCTACCAATCGGTTAACCCAGGCTCGGGCATAACGGTTGCTGCAGAGACGGCGATCAGCCGCGACGGGAAGTCGTCTATCAGGATCACAAGGGACGCTGCACAGACTGGTTCGTTCTCACGATGCAGCTTCTTCCCGTTTGGGCAGGATGATCTGATTACCCAAAAGGGCACGGCGATCCTTACGGGGTGGATCTACGTTCCCACCGGGGTTGACGGCACACCGAATGACGCTTTTAAACAGAACGGAAACGCGAATCTGCGCTGGCCGAGAGTTGGGTTTGAGTTTGACGACGGTGCATTAAAGACTAGTCATTACGCACTGTCTGGCGGCTCTGGCGCTTCCTTAACGGGCTACTACAACTTGAGCGGCTGGACCCGGTTTTTTTGCTTCAAGCCGATAGCTGACTTTGGCGTCATCACGCGACTGGGCTGGTCGGTAATGCCGATCAACGATCAGGCTCCGGTAATCAGCGGGGCAGGGCAAAGCCACAGCGTCTACATCGCTGACGTTTCTCTGTGCGTCTCACCGCAGTCGTGGGCGGATGTGATGGCGGGTCGGTTCAGCCTCGCCCATGAAGCCGGGATATTCATTGGCCGCAACTTCATGGTGGCCGATTCTGCCGCGCCCACCAACGTAAACACCTACTGGCTAAAGGGCGACCGGGTACTCAATACCGGGGTAGTTGCTGGCGGCTCGCCGGGTTGGGTGTGTACGACCTCTGGGGCAGGAGGAACGGCAGTGTTCAAGACGGAAGCAACGGTGGCCGCATGAACGCGTTAATAGCCTCACCCGTTATTAACGCCGCCCAGTAATGCACGGAAAGTCTTAGGAGTAGTCATGCCAGACGGTTCAAAGCGATCAATCAAGGGCGAGCAGACGCGGACGTTCCGACTGGAGCGAGCGGCTGACCCCAAGCAATTCACAGCAGCACTTTCGAGCGAGTTGCCGGTGGAGCGGTGGTTTGGCTCAGAGGTACTGCGGCACTCTGCCGAGTCCGTGAACATGGAGCGGGCCTCACGCGGTCTGCCGCTGCTGTTCAATCACGACACCAGCCTGCCCATCGGCCGGGCGCGGAACGTGCGCTTGGATGGCAACAAGCTGCGGGCCGAGATCGACTTCTCGCCCAACTCGGAACTCGGCAGGCAGATGGCCGCTGACGTAGAGGGCGGGTTCCTCGACGAGGTTTCCATCCGCTACAGCATTGACGAGTACGAAACGACCACCGACAAGGCGGGGCAAGACACCGTCACCATCACGCGCTGGACGCCGCTTGAAGCGTCCATCGCCCCAGTACCGGCTGACCACACGGTCGGCATCGGCAGGAGCCGGGATTCCGGCAAGCAACCCAAGGAGAGACTCATGGACGACGAGAAAGATACCGGCGACGCCGGTTCGACGGCCGGTAATCTGGCTGTCGTCACGGAGTTGCGCGGCAAGCGCAAGGCCGACGAAGAGCGGGGCGCCAAGAATGCCATCAAGGGCGAGCGGGATCGCCTCGCGGAACTGAACGACATCTTCGGCTCTGTCGATACCCGCTTCCGTGGTGACGACTTCGATGCTCTTCGCGAGAAGTGCATCGTGGACGGCATCCGGGCTGATGGCGCTCGCAAGCTGCTGCTCGACCTGATCCAGGGCAACCTGCCGGAGCAGACCCCCTCGACGCGTCAGGTGGCTGACGACATCAACGGTGGGACTCGCGGCCGCGATCCGTTCGTGACGGCGGGTAAGGACGGCGGGGACAAGATGGTTGAGGGCATTTCCCGCTCCATCGAGGTTCGCGCCGGCCTGGTCGACAAGGCAGAAGCCGCCAAAGACTCTGGGAGCGAGTACAAGGGCCTGTCTATGGTTGAGTTGGCCCGAGCGTTCGCCCTGCGTCAGGGCATGAACGTGCGCGGCCTGTCGCCCTATCAGATGCTGGGCGTGGTCCTGAAGGGTGGCGGGCGCCGCGATATCGGCTCTGGTACGGAGGACTTCACCGGCATCCTGGCCAACGTCTCCAGCAAGAGCCTGCTCAAGGGCTGGGAGACCGCTGCCACGACCTACCGCCAGTGGGTTCGGATCGGCAACCTGTCCGATTTCAAGCGGGCGAACCGGACGGGTCTGTCCGGCATGGCGCTGCTTGACGAAGTACCGGAAAGCGCTGAGTACAAATACGGCAAGCCCTCGGATCGGACTGAGTTCATCACGGCCGTCAAGTACGGCAAGCTCTTCAGCATCTCGCGTGAGGCCCTGGTCAACGACGACCTGAACGCCTTCACTCAGGTGCCGATGATGATGGGCCGGGCTGCTGACCTGACCATCAACAAGGCGGTCTATGACTCGCTGACCAGTGCCTCTGGCCTTGGGCCGACGTTGAATCAGGACTCCGTCGCCTTGTTCAATTCTGCGACCCACGGCAACTATGACGCCACGTCTGGTGGCATCACGGTGCTGAACCTCGAAGTGGGCCGGGGAAAGATGGCATTGCAGGCTGATCCGACCAATGCCATGCCTCTGAACATCGTCCCCCGGTACCTGCTGGTGCCGTCGGCGTTGACTTCAGCGGCACGGGTGCTGGTGGCCAGCGAGAAGGACCCGGTGGGTTCCACTGGTGCTATCGGTGGGGCGACCACGCCCAACCAGTTCTACAACGCCTTCACGGTAATTTCCGAGGCCTACCTGGACGGTCGGACCAATGGCGCCACGGCGTGGTACCTGCTGGGCGATCAGAACATGACCGACACCTACGAGGTCGGTTTCCTGAACGGTCAGCAGACTCCTTACCTGGAGTCGAAGAACGGCTGGGACGTTGACGGCGTTGAGTACAAGGTGCGGATCGAGGCCGGCGTGGCCGCTCTCGACTACCGTGGCGTGTACCGCAAGAGAGGCGCGTAAGCGCGAGCAAGGTGGCCCGCTAACGGGCTGCTGGGTGATGTAGTGGGGGGCTGGCAACGGCCCCCCTATTCCAAAACGCAAGGAGAGAGACGATGCCTTTGGTAGGAAATGGGAAAAGGATGAACGTAACCCTGTCGGGTACGGTCGTCAAAGATACGGTTTTCGCGGCTGCGGCTGGCGGGTTCGCGGGCATCTACATGAAAAGCGGCGTGAGCGGTGCCGTGGTGCCGGTGGCCCTTGAGGGCACTTTTACGCTGTCAACGGCCACCACGGCCGCAGCGACCAAGGTGTTTGCCGTCATGGACTGCATTTATGCCGTCATTGCGACGGGTGCCATCACCAACGCCCGGGCGACGGGGACGGCTGTGCCTTTGGGCTTCAACGCCGGCGCTGCGACCACCAGCGCCGCCGGTGCCCAGGTGGTGCAGGTCAGGCTGGCCCGGTTCGGTTCGGCGGCGTAAATGGCCGCCACGCTACTCGCGCAGATCTCCGCAGACCTGGCTGGCAAGTACGACGCCACGTTCGGGTTTGCGGAGTCCGTCACCGGGCCCACCGGCGTCTTTCTGGGGATCTTCAGCAATGAATATCTTCAGGCGGACGCCGGTGGGTTCGTGGGCGTGAGCTCGAGTAGCCCGCTGCTGCGTTGTCGTGACGCGGATGCCTTGAGCAAGGGCGACTTCGTGACGGTGCGCACCCAGCAGTACCAGGTGGTTGAGATCCGGCCGGACGGGTATGGCGAGACGTTTCTCAGGCTGCAGAAGGCATGAGCCACGTTCGCCAGAACGTACGGACGGCGGCGGCGGCGGCGGTGACTAACCTCGCCACCACCGGCACGCGGGTCTTCATGTCTCGGACGTTGCCGTTGAGGCAGGGCGACTTCCCCTGTCTCGCGGTCTACGCCCGGGCTGATGTCCCTGACTACAGCGCCTCAACGATGGGTGTGCAGCAGCTGGTCCCCCGAACGATTGAACTGCATGTGCAGGGCTTCGTGAAGGAACTCGACGACGAGGACATCGAGGACACGCTGGACGACATCGCGGAGGAGGTCGAGACGGCCCTGTTCGCGGCGTTCCCCTTCGCCAACGCTTACGGCATGACGCTGGGCGAGCAGACGCTACAGGTGGATACCTCTGGGGATGAGTCCCTGGGGGTGATCGACATGGTTTTTAACGTGCTGTACCGGATCGCTGAAGGCGCCCCCGGGACGGCTGTCTAGGTAAGGAGAGCAATATGGCTACGGTTGCAGTTCGAGGGTGTGCGGGCAAGATTTTTGCTGGCAGCGTGCTGACGGCTACTGGTGCGACGGCTGAAGTCGCCGAGGTCACGGAGTGGAGCTTTGAGAGCACGGCAGAGCAGCTTGATGCGTCATACATGGGAGCCTGCACGAAAGAGTTCGTGGCGGGTCCGGTGGAGACCCAAGTGCAGCTGACCTGTAACTGGGCGCAGAACCCGGTCTCTGGTGCTGACGCGGAGCAGGTACTCCTGGCAGCGGTTGGGACCAACGTCAAGCTGGTGTTATTCCCGGCCGGCACTACGACTGGGTTCCGGAAGTACACCGCTCTGAGCGCCCTGATCCAGTCGGTACGGATCGGTGCGGCGGTGCAGGGCTTCGTCACCGCTTCGATGGGTCTGTTCGTCAACGGGACTATTACCGCCGGCACGGCCACCTGATGAGCAGCTTCGCTTCACAGGTGGGTCGGGCCTACGCCGGACGGCAGGCGCGCACGGTCAGGGTGCCGGAGTGGGATCTCAGCATCTATGTGTTCCCTCTCACCCTGGGCCAGCTCTCCCGGATCCAGGAGGAGACGGACCCGATGAAGCGGCTCGTGCGCATCATCATGGTGCGGGCCAAGAAGGAGGACGGCGAGCCGCTTTTCGACTTGGAGGACGCTGAAGCTTTGGTGGCGAAAGGCGTCGGGGACTACGGCCCGGACGTGGTCATGCGGGTGTGTGCTGAACTGGGTGACGTGGAGTTTCCAGACGCAGCCCACGCCGAAAAAAACTGAGGGAGGATCCGCTGCGCCTGCAGATGCACGACTTAGGTGGGCTTCTGCACAAGACAATCGGCGAGATGGAGTTGATGCCGGTTGAGGAGTTTTTAGGGTGGCAGGCATGGTGGCGGATCCGGCATGACAGATCGAACAATTGACTGGGTATTCCGAGCGACCGACAAGACGGGCGCGGCGTTCCGGTCGGTAGATTCCAAGCTGGCGGGCATCACGAAGAGCCTGCGCGGCTTCGCTGGGTTCGCGGGCTTCGCTGCCGTGGCGGCAGGCATTGGCACGCTCACCAAGTCCCTGGTCGACATGGGCTCGCAGCTGCAGGACGCCAGCGAGAAGCTGGGCGTATCGGCCGAGACCCTGCAGGTGCTCAAGTTCGCCGCTGAGCAGACTGGCAGCTCGTTCGACGCCTTGCAGGCCGCACTGGCCTTCAACACCAAGCTGACCGGCAGCGCCTCACGGGGCAACAAGGAGGCCGCCGAGACCTTCCGGCTGCTGGGGCTGGACGCGAAGAAGTTCGCCGACCTGCCCATCGACAGGCGGCTATCGGTCATCGCCCAGCAACTCAGTCAGGTGCAGGACCCGGCGCTGCGTCTGGACCTGACGCTAAAGGCACTGGGTCGCGGGGGTGCCGAGCTGGCACCTTTGCTTGCCCAGGGCGCGGCAGGACTGGCTCAGTTCGAGACGCAACTCCGCAGCACCAACTCGATCCTTTCCGATGCGCAGGTCAAGGCTCTGGACGATGCCGGGGATGCTTGGGATGCCTTTGGGCTGCGCTTAAAAAGCGCGTTCGCCCCCGCGTTGATCAAGACTATCGACCTGCTGACCAAGGCTGGAGCGGCTGCAAAGGCCCTTAATGAAGGCCGGCTGTTCCTGACTAATAGCGGGTTCGAGATCAAGGAGCCGCGCCGGCGAGTGACGGAATCGCGAGGCCGCAAGAACGCCCCACTGTCGGAGGAAGAAACGGCGGCCATCAGTGGCGTCCCCGGCAAGAAGTCGCTCGATGCTGTCCGGGAGACGCTGGCGAAGAATGACGCGCTCTTCGACCAGATCACTGCCAAGGGCAACGCCCGGGCGGCAAAAGCTGCCGCTGCTCAGCAGGTCATTCTGGACCGGGTGGCTGCCATCACCAGCAGCAATCTGACCCCGCAAGAGGATTACTTCGCCGGCCTCGACGAGGTGGCGAAGCTGCAGGCCACGGCGGGGCTGTCTGCTGAAGTAGCCTCCCGACAGGTGCTGGCCCTCGGCCAGGCCTATGCCACGGCCCAGGAGCAGCAAGTGGCGGCCACGGCCAGCGGGGCGGCCTACATACAGGCCCAGCAGGACATTGCGACCATCGTGCGGGAAGTCACGACGCCGTTCGAGGCTTACGGTGCCGAGCTTGAGCGGATTGCGGTACTGCAGGAAGAGTTCGGGCTGGGCGCCGACACGGCTGCCCGGGCGGTACTTAAGGCTGGCCAGGACTACGCCAAGGCCCAGATCGCCATCGCCGGTGGTAATGACGAACTGGCCGACTCGACGAAGCGCCTACTGCAGGACATCAAGACGGCCGCTGACGGCTTCGCTCGGGATCTGACCGACGCATTCTTCGACAGCACCAAAAGCATCGGTGACATGTTCGAGCAGCTGGCGGTCACGATTGCCAAGGCGCTGTTTACTCAGACCGTTACCAATCCGCTGATCGAAGGCATCCTCGATTCGGTTGACTTGAAGTCGCTGTTCGGCGGGGCCCGGGCGGCAGGCGGGCCCGTGGGTGGCGGCAAGGCTTACCTGGTCGGCGAGCGCGGCCCTGAGTTGTTTGTCCCGGGGGGTAGCGGCCAGATCATCCCGAACGGTGCCGGCGGCAACAGCCAGCCGATCCAGGTGAACATGACTATCACGAGCGTGGACCCGCAGAATGCCGCCCAAACCATCGTGGCCCAGGAGCGGCTGATCACCGGGATGGTGCGGCGGTCGATGCAACGGGCGGGCGTGCGGCCGCAACTGGCATGACCAAGCTCTATGTCAATCCGGCTCTCGACTGGCTCCTGGTCTCCGGGGTCGATGACTTCCTGTTGCTGGACGAGACCGAACGCACCCCCCCGGACTACCCGTCAACCCCGGCGCCGATGACTGCCACGATCACCAGCATTAGCCCGACCTACGTCAGCGTGACCAACAGCCTGAAGCGTCAGGTGCGCAGCCGTGGCGCGCAGGCGTGGCAGATGGACCTGTACTACGGGGCAATGACCCGGGCGACCTTCGCGCCGCTGTGGGCCTTCCTGATCAACCAGTCGGGACAGTTCAAGAGTTTTACGGTGGCGCTGTCGGCCTTCACCCCGCTGGGATCTCCTAGTGGGACGCCGCTGGTGAATGGCGCGCTGCAGACTGGAGTGACGCTCGCGACTGACGGGTGGACGCCCTCGCAGACGGTCCTCAAAAAGGGTGACTGGATTCAGTTTGAGAATGACGCGAAGGTGTACTCGGTCATTTCGGACGCGATCTCGAACGGCGCTGGGCAGGCCAACCTGAGAATCTTCCCCGCGCTGCGGAAGTCCCCCGCCGACAACTTCACGGTCTACACCGATCCGCTGTTTACGGTCGCAATGGTGACGGACCAGCTGCCCGTGGACTTCGATCAGTGCCTGAAGGCCCGGGGCTTCTCGATCACCTTTCAGGAGGTCCTGTGAGTCAGAGGGGGGCCACCGGCGCGTTCCTCGACGAGATCGCCAAGGCGGCGAATCGCCCTGTCCATCTGCTCGAAGTGGACTTTAACCCGTACATCTACCTGACCGACGCGGCGGTCAATCTGACCTGGGATGGCAACATCTACCTGGCTTCCCAGTGGCTGGGATTTTCGGGCATCAGCGAGACCAGTGAGCTGCTGGTAAACAGCGTGACCGTGAGCCTGTCCGGGGCCGACCAGCAAGTGGTGGCGCTGCTGCTGCAGGAGTCCTACCTCAATCGGCGGATGAAGATTCGGACGGCCATGCTCAATGAGGCGCTCCAGGTCATTGCTGACCCGGTGCTGATCTTCGACGGGCGCATGGATCGCCCGACCATCGCCGTGGACCCCGACAACGGCCAGGTCGCGTGCTCGGTAGAAGGGATCAGCATCTGGACGGATTTTGACCGCCGGCCGGGGCGCCACTCCAACGATGCGGAGCAACAGAATCTATTCCCCGGGGACAAGGGCTTCGCTCAGGTTTCTGTGATCCCTGACCAGATCTTCTGGGGCAGGGTGCGGACGGTCGAGAAGCTGACTTCAACGTCGTCCCGTGGGCGGACGCGGATATGACCCCGGAGATTGCCGTAAACATCTGGGCTCGCAGTGTCATTGGGCTCCCCTTCGCTTGGGGTGAGACGGACTGCGGGGTGCTGACCTTAAAGGCGCTTTCCCAGCTGACCGGCACTAACTGGGTCACTCCCTTTGACGGCGCGTGGCGCGACGAGCGGGAGGCGCTCGCGCACTTCGATCAGATGACCCCGTCTCAGGTGCTGCAGGAAAGGGGCGCCGTAGAGGTGTCACCGTCGGCCGTGGTCTTTGGCGACGTGATTACCGTCCCCGCCCCGCCGTGGCCGGAACAGTGCCACTTCGTTTTCGGCCGCTTTTGCTTGGTTAGTGACATCAAGTCCGGCGTGCGTCTGTTGCCGTCGCGTTTGTTTACTCGACTTCCCGGGGCCCGGGTATGGAGGGTGGCGCCATGCCTCAAGCCATCCCAATAGTCGCAGCGGCTTTTGCCAGCACGGCAGCGGCGGCGGCCGGCTATGGCTTAATTGCGCAAGCAATCATCGGCGGCATCGTGGCCTTTGGGTCATCAAAGGTGCTGGGTCTGGATAAGGTGCCAGACATTCCTGACCCCGGCGTGCAGGCAAACGTGACGGGGACCGTGGCCCCCATCCCGATCATCTACGGCACCCGCCGGGTGGGCGGGGTGATTGCCCAGTTAGTGACCACTGGCAAGGTCTCGTCGTCGATCACCATCCCGATAATCCTGCCCGGCGGCGGCACCTACCCGACCGACGTCGAGACCGACAACAAGTTCCTGAACCTGATCCTGTGCTGGGCTGAGGGGGAGATCGAGGGGGTGACCACCGTCTACTTCGACAACCTGGAGAGCACCTCCACGGAGTTCACGGGGCGGTTCTCGGTGAACCACTACGCCGGCACGGACACCCAGCCGGCGAGCGCGCCATTTCTTGCCGCTCTGGCGCGCACCTTCACGCCCGCATCGGCCGCGAAATTGTGGAGCACCAGCCACACCCTGAGCGGCGTGGCTTACAGCTATTTCAAACTTGAGTACGATAATAACGCCTGGGTGACCGGCATCCCCGTGATCACCGCCGACATCAAGGGCCGGAAGGTTCTGGACTTGCGCACCAGTACCTGGGGATGGTCTGACAACCCCGCGCTGATCATCTACGACTACCTGACCAATGCCCGCTTCGGGCGGGGGCTTGCCACCAGTGAGCTGGACACCGCCAGCTTCATCGAGGCCGCCAATTACTGCGACCAGAACATCTCCATTCTGACGCCGGTCGACACCTTCATGGGCCCGCCGATTATGGTGATCCAGCAGCGTTATCGGTGTGACGCAATCCTCAGCCCGGATGACACCACCCTCGACAACACCAGGCTGCTGCTGGGGACCTGTCGCGGGGCGCTGGTGTTTTCGGGAGGTCTGTACCGCTTGAAGCTCGACAAGCCGGAGGTGCCCACCTTCGCGCTGACCGAGGACAACATCATCGGCAACTGGAACATCTCTCTGGAGAACTCCCAGTCGCGGCTCAACCGGGTGCACGTCCAATGGCGCAACGCGATCAAGAAGGACCAGGACGACTACGCCATTTTGGATTCGGCGACCTTCTTGGCAGCCGACAACAACCAGGTCCTCGAAGTAAAGATTGACCTACCGGCCACGACAAACAGGTTTCGTCCGATTCAGATGGCCGGCATGGTCTTGCGCCAATCCCGCTACTCATTGCAAGTCGAACTGACCTGCACGATTGCGGGACTCCAGTGTGAGGTGTTCGACGTGGTGACTGTCACGCACGAACTGCCGGGCTGGACTGGCCAGCTGTTCCGGGTGATGGGAATCACGCTGGAGAGCGAGGACGTGGTGCGGCTGCAGCTCCAGCAGTATGCGGATGAGGTCTATGACCTGGACAGCCAAAATGACCAGGACAGCCCGCCGCCGACCACACTGCCGGATCCGCGACTGGTGCCGGGGGTGCAGGTGTTTGAGATCTACCCGTTCACCAACATCAACCCTGACGGCTCGATCAGAACCTACCTCCAGCCCGTCTGGAGATCTATCTACGACAGCCCGAACCTGGAGAGCTTCCGGTTGCGCTTCCGGCCGGTGGGGGCTGATGTTTGGCAGTTCATCGAACTCCCAGTCGATGCGGTTCTCTCTGAGGGCATCGGCGACCGCTACCAGACGATTGACATCGACGTTTTTGGCGGGGTGCTTTACGAGATGCAAATCCGCTGCGTGAATCGGCTAGGCGTGGAAGGCGCGCCTTACATCAATGCCGGTCTCGTGGTGGGCGGGGTGCTGCCTATCAGGCCAACCAGCGTGCGAGCGGCTGGGCACGTCACCGGCGTGGTCCTTACCTGGACGAAAGGGACGGGAGCCGTCTCGACCCAGGTCTACCGGACCACCGGCGGCGTTGATAACTTCAACAGCGGGAATGCGGTGCTTATCGCCCTGACCGAAGGCAACAGCCACATCGACTCTATGGCCTGGGGTATCACGGCCAACTACTGGCTGCGGTCCTACAACGTGGCCGGCCTCAGCGTCACGCAACCGGCCGCCACCAGT